CCTAAATCATCGACATATCTTTCGTGTGCACCTGATGCTCTACCATCTAAAAGTCTTATAAAAACATTTGTAAGACCTAAAGCACCAATATTTAAAGTGTATTGTTGATAGGTTGTTGTTAGTGCTGATACGGTACCCCTTGTTGTCCAAGTTGTTCCGTCAGGAGATGTTTGAACATTTAAAGTCCAAGCAGTTGAGTTACTACTTCTTCTATACCAAAAAGAAAGAACACCAGGATTTGCAATTTGTGGTGTTCTAATCCAATCACCGGCACCATTAAATCCTGCCGCATAATTACCGGTTCTTACTGGTGAAGTTGATGCAAGTATGGAATTTACACCCCATGTACCTCCTTGTGTTGTTAATGTACTTGTAAAACTTTCGTAAATTAAATATTGATTACATTGTGAATTTGCTATCAGACTGATAAGCATGGTTAAAATTAAAAACAGTTTTTTCATTTAAGTATTTTTAAAAAATAAGATTTCCCCTATAAATAAATATAGGGGAACTCCTGATTGATCAACCATTTTAATGTGTAAATGAATATTTATGGGGAAATCTTTTATATCTACACTCCTATAATGATTATCTTAAATACTGTCGTTATTGAAAACATGGTCATAAAGACTAAAGAGAACAATTTTAGATTATCTAAAAACTTTTTCATATTAATTTTTGTATATTTTTTTGATTATTAAATTATTGCTAACAATAAAGTAAAACCCAGGTAACGCGTTTTCTAAGTTTGTTACTTTGCCGTTTATGTCGATTACTGTCAAGTTTGATAAGTCATCACCTAAAGTTATTTTATCTTTGTTATCCCACCCGAAGTGATTTCCATTACCACCTTGATTACCGTTGTTTCCTCCACCTTGGCCAGGGTTAGAGTTATCAACACCGTCAGCATCGTTTCCGTGACCGTTATTACCATCTTCCACTTCTTGAATCATGTTCCAAGCAGTTTGAACTGCCAATCCTGAGTTTAATCTTCCCGATCCGATTTTACCTACATAGTTAGGATTTAAAATATCTATGTTAGTTGCTGTTAATCTTAAAATTGAATCTATTTCTTGATTTGTTAAGTCAGGTTTAACAGATAACATAAGTGCAACTGTTCCTGTTACGTAAGGAGCTGCAAATGATGTTCCTGAAGAGTAAGTATACCACCCCGGTGCCGGTGTCAATAATACGTTGTGGCCAGGTGCACAAATATCTACACTTGAATTTGTTTGGTGTCTTGTGTTAGGATTACCGATTGTTTTTTCGATATTATCTTGTGAACCTACACTTGTTACTGAAAATACGTGATTATAAGACGCAGGATATACTAATGTGTTTGGTCCTCCACATGTAGTTCCGTTTCCTGCTGAAGCCACGATAAATGTGCCGTTATTATAAACCTCATCAATAGCCATTTGAGCATAAGGGTTAAAAGAACAACCTGAAGCCCAAGATAAGTTAATTACTTTGGCTCCAGAGTAAGATGCGATTAACATGTCGTTATAGTTCATTCTATAAAGACTAAGTGTTGTGTTGTAACCGATTGACGATAAACCGATTGAGTTGTTTGTGTTTCCCGCAACTATTGTTGCCACGGCCGTACCATGTGTACGGGTTGATGTGTTTGTGTTGTCATAATAATTAATTTTACCTGTTAATTCTTCGTGATTTGTATAGAAGTTTTGATCTGATACCGCCACGTTTATTGTTGAGTCTCCTGTTGTATAAACCCAAGCATTTTCTGCCCCTATTAAATCTAAAGCCCAATTAGATGTTGAAACTATATTATAATCATTTGGTAATTCTAGGGTTTCGTATGTTGGTCCGTATTCTAACCCCTTTAATCCGTTTACTCTACTTAATGATACATATAAATCAGTTATATCACAATGACTACAAGTAAATTCAAATACATTTTGTAATTTTTCTTGTTTTGAAGAAGGAAACGCTTTATAGTAAGTTAAGTCAGTATGTAAATCTGTAACTATTGAAATAAATTGTGTATTTCTTTGTAATTGTTCTACATTTTCTACAGTCACCCATACAGAATTTTTTTGTCCGAAAGATACTACAGTTATTAAACTGATTAGTAATGTTGTAATTGTTGTTTTTAAGTTTTTCATAATCTATTAGTTTTATTTTGTCTACACCAATAGATATTCTATTATACAAGGGAAAACCACTTTTAGATACCCCCTAAACAGTCAATTTAAGTTATCACAATTAGTTATTAATATGTGAAAATACGTAGATATATACGTAATAAAAACTAATTTTTATAAAAACAAAAAAGGTCAGAGTAATCTGACCTTTTCCTATTCTAAAGATATTGATTATCTCAATTCTTGTAAGTCGAATGTTCTAACTCCATCAACTGTGATTCTACCATAGAAACGGTTGTTAACCATTTTCTTAGCGTATCTTGTCATGATACCTTTGATAGGTGTAAAGTTGAATGGGTTATACATTGTAGGTGTTAACTGTAGAGGAACATACGGAGCGTATACATATCCTGTGTCTAACAAAGATGAACCTTTGTGTCCGATAAGGATTTGGTTAGCCGGGAAGTATGGATCTCTATACACTTGGTAACGACCTGCTAATGTACCAACTCTTTCGATACCCATGTTGTACTGATCTTGCTCAGGTGAAGCGTTAGATACGTGGAAGTACTCTAGGTCATCAAAAATAGCTGAAACTTCAGAAGAAACAACAATCCAGTTAGCCCCACCTCTCAATGTAGATTTGTGGATTTGTGCTGACAATTGGTTGATTGCTGTGATCAATGTTTGATTCCAGTCTTTTTGAGTGTAAGTCATGTTTCCTGAAATTCTTCTCCATCCGTTGTAATCCCATCTTAGGTTCCAAGCCGCCCCTTTTCTAAGGTCTCTCAAGATTTCTCTATCGATTTCTGCCGCCACTTGCTCAGACAATAAAGCTGTTAATTCAGCCTCAGCGTCGATGTTATGGAATGCAGAAACGTCTTGTGCCAATTCAGGTGACCATTGAGCTCTTAGTTTTCTTTCTGTAACCGATACAGTAACTGACTCAAGGTCAAAAGATACTTCACCGATTTTATCTTCGAATTCTAATTCAGCATATCTTCTAAATACAGCCAAGAACGCAGTTCCTGCAACTAATTTAGTGATAGATGCTCCTGTGTAACCATCTAAAGAACTAGCGTTACAGTCAGCACATACTGGACAAGATAAATCTACTTCTAAGTAAATACAACCGTTTTGGTCACATACGTTATCATAAGAACCACCATTTCCGTTAGGGAAAGTAGTACTAACTTGAGAATAAGTAGGACTTACAATTCCTTTACCATATTGTTGAGTAACAACTCTGAACAATAAAGGTCCTGAACTAACTTCACATGGAGTAGTTGCTGCTGTTAAACCAGCTGACTTGATGATTTTTAAATCAGAAAGAAAAGTTTCTGTATCGATTTCTGAACCATCAGGACCCATTAATTTACCAACACCGTTATCGTAGAAACCACACATTTTAACAATTACTTTTCTTGTGCTTGAACCGTCAAACTGAGTAGATGCTTCAGTTAATGATCCGTTGTTCCAAACTTGTACTGTTGTTGTAGCAGTAACCGCTGTCCAAGTACCTTTTGAATAATCAAACAATCCTGGAGGATCTAATGCTGCTTCAGCACCTTCATAAAATAAATCGTAAAGGTTTTTAGCATATGCGTTAGCATCATTGTAACCTGAATTAGTATCAGTTGTTGAATTTGGTGCTCCGATTGGTGCAAAGTGTGTGTTAGGGTTAGCTGCTCCACCATTATACCCTTGAATTTTAGGTACGAAGTAGAACAATTTACCGATTGGTAAGTTCATTGCTTGTACAGAAACGATGTCATTCGCTAACAATTTAGAGAATACTCTTCTAACGATAGGAAATACTACAGTTTCGAATGAACCTGAACTATCAGTTGATGCCGCTTCGTTGATTAAGTGAGACGCTTGGTTTTCATATAATTGTGCCATGTTCTCTTTGATGTGTCCTCTTAGACCATCTAGGAATCCTAATCTATCCCATTTGCTAATTGTATCTTCTTTGATAACTTTAAGGTGTTTAAGACCGATGTTACCAACAAGACCTGATTCTAATAATGCTCCCATTTTTTTATTTTTTAATTAGAGTTTATTTTTATTTTATGTATAATAAATATACAGTTTTTTAAAAAAGTTTATTTTTATTGAATTTTTGCCATTAAATCCTTCATTCTCAAGAATTGTGGATTTTCATAGGTTTTAGTTTCGATTAGATTTGTTGCCGATCCTGTTTGTGGAGATCTTGAAACATTTCTTTGAACTGATTCTTTGATTGACTCCTTAACAACATTAGTCGAACCTTTTCCGTCTAATTCGTTTTTAATTGATTTGTAAAGATTTTTAGATTCTTTCAAAGACTCGACATCATCAAATCTTCTAAGAATATTTATCTTTTCTTGTTTGGTTGTAGAATGTTCTGTAAACAAACGTGTAGAATAAGCAAGATTTGAGTTGAATACTGCAACCTCGTTTAATTTGTTTCTGAAGAAATCTAAGGCCTTTTTATATTCTTCATTTTTTTCTCTTAACAAATTAACTTCTGATTCTAGAGATTCTACTCTAATGTGTCTTGGTGCTGTTCTTACTTTTGGTAAGCCCTTTCTACCCCAATACTTTCCATTTCCTAAAGTTCTAGCAGCTTCTTTAGTTTCGGTTTCTTTATAATCTTTTTCACCATAAACTAAATCTTCAGCACCTTCTTCTTCAGTCCATTGACTTTCTTTTTCTTCGTCACTTGTTTCAGTAACACCATGTTTCATTTTAGAAGGGTATTTGGTTGCTGATTTAGCGTTTCCACCTTTACCATGTCTTTTTGGTCCTACTTTTGGTAGTTTATCAAACCCTCCTGACATGTTAGGGTTTTTTGAATACTTGAAAGATTCCAAAACTGATTCCAAAGCTTCTTGGTCAATTTCAAAAACAGCCTCATCTTCTTCCTCTATTTCTTCATTTTCATAATATTCGCCCTCAGTTTCTTCGTAACCTTTCTTATACATTTCTTTTGGTTCTTTCATCGGTACAGGTTCAAATTCACCGCTTTCGATGCCACTCAATACAGAGTCAAAACCCATATCTTCTGATTCGTTCATATTCCCTTGTGTGTTTAAGTCATCCATCACAATAATATATTCATTTTCTTGATCTTTGATGTGGATATCTCCGCTTTCGTCTTTTTTAACGTAAATACCATCTTCATCTCCCATCGCTTTGAATACTTTAAACACATCACTCATAGGTGATTTAGTCATGTCAAGTGGTGGTAACTCTGGTTTATTAGTATCCATAGTTGATACTGTTGGTTCACCTATTGGTGTTGCTTCAGTGTCTACTTCAACTTCATCTTCTACATCTTCTTCGTCTGGCATTTGATCACCTTCTTCATCTGGCATTTGATCACCTTCTTCATCTGGTGCATCTCCTTGTTCATGTAGATTTCTTTTTTTTGAACCACTTAATGATTCCTTTACTAATTCGCTGATTTCTTCCTTCATTGTAGAAGCAAGTATTCCTTTTGCATTTTCACTGATAAGTTCTTCAAGGTTCTTCATTGAAAGAAGAGCCTCTTCAACTACAGAATTCGATTTTAATTCACTCATTTTTTTCGCAAAGTGTTTTTTGTTTATTTTATAGATAAATATATCATTTTTCAAAAAAAACCTTTTATTGTATGTGTTATTCAAAAAAAAGTGAAAAAATAAAAAAAGGGATAACTAATGTTACCCCCCTTTTTCTTGATTCTAAATTTTATTAATTATTCAATTACCTCGTCAATTTTACTTTCAACTATTGCTGTTATTCTCCAATCTAAAGTGTATGATTCATACGCCTTTGTGACTTTTGCTTCAACATCTGTTGGTGAAAAACCTTTGACTAGTTTTTCCTCTTTCATTTTTTTTACTTTACCTGTGTTCTCATCTACCATGTCTGTGGTAACCCTTGCAACAAAATACTTTTCATCCATAACTTATTTTTTATTTATCCAAATAATCGGATAATTTTTTCATTAAGTAAATAGATTTGTCTAAACTTGTTGATTCTACGTTTTCGTGCTCAGTAAGTTTTTCTTCGTACTTAGGTCTATCTTCTTTGTTTAAGTAAAGATATGCGCCAGGTGTAGAAGGTGAAGAAACTAAGTCAAAACAAATTAATTCAAAATCTTCCTGAACTTCATTTTGCTCTCCTTTTTTTACTAAAGACCCAACACCTCTAGAAGAAACACCCATAGTCACTCCTTGTCTCATCATGTTAGCTGCCACATCTCCTTTTGAAGAAATAATACCTCTTTCGTGAAAACCAGGAGAGGTTAGTAATTTAATCTTTCCCATCAAAACATTATCTTCCCACCAAACATCAGTAATTAAATGAGCAACTCTATCTAAATCAATAAGTGAAGATTCGGGGTGATTTAATTCAGAAATCGCCATACCACGATTAATCATTTCCTTATATTTTTCAGCTTCCCTTTTTAAAATCTTTTCAGGATATATTCTACCGTTTCTATTTGGTACTCCATATTTCTGTAAAGTAGCATAAAATACAAATGGTTTAGAATGATCCAATTGTCCATAAGACTCTTTTATAACTTGACTATTTCTATGTTCGTTTGGATTTATAATTCCAGCATCCCACTCAACTAGAATACCCTTACCACTATCATTTGGTCCTAATATTTTCATAATGTTTTTTATGATAAATATTCAATAAGTTGTGTTTCTTTAGATTTTGTTTTACTTAAAGTGAAATACTGAGATTTTTTTAGGTCGTCAAAGTAAATTGCATTTGCTATTTTTTTTATTTTTGATTTTAATATTAAAGATTTAAAATCTAAATTTTTTTCATGTACAAATAAAGTTATCTCTAAATTTAAAAAACTTTTTTTATTTTTTTGAATTCCACTAGTCCTTAAATCTAAGTCTACAATTTGTTTTCTTTCGAAAATTGTATGGTCTACGACTTCTAATAAAGTATGGAGAATTTGTCTTTTTATGGTTCCTGTAATTTTATTCCAATTACCTTCTTCGTTTTTTGGTTCCACCCAAGTTTGAATCACAATATAAATTGATTTTAGTTCTTTAGAGTCGACGGTGCCATATCGACAATTTGCATCATCAAAAACATTTAGTTTTGAAGTTTTTCCTTTTTTCATTAATCATAACTTACAAGTTTATTTTTTACAATTATATTAAAAAAAATAACAGTTGTCAAAATTTGAAAAAATTACTACTATTTATATTGTAAACGAAAAAAAATTATGATTATAATACAAGTAAAAAACGAAAAATCTATTGAGCAAGCACTTAAATCTTATAAATTTAAAGTGTATAAAACAAAACAAATACAAATTTTACAGGAACGTCAAGAATATAAAAAACCCTCCGTTAAACGAAGGGCTGAAATTAAAAAAGCTCAATACAAGCAAAAGAATCAGTTAGATTCTTGATTTTTGTCTTTTTTTCCAAAAATCTTTTCAGTAGACGTAAGACCTAAACAACCAAAAGCTAACATAGCAACTGCATTAACTAAAGTGTCAGAAGGCTTAATGTCTCCGTGTGAGTAACTGTTTACATACAAAGTAATACATAACGACACCCCACAAAGAATACCTACGAATCTTTTAGAAGACGCGTTACCATCACTGTCCATAAACAATCTACCTAGTGATTTAAAAAAATTTTTCATAGTCCCAAACTTAATTTTTTTAGTTTATAATAATCATAATGGTTACACTTTGCTTCCATTACTTTATTCATTGTTTTATCGATCGCACCTTTAAGTTCCTTGTCTGTTGATTCATTTATAGAAACTTTTAAGTTATCTAAAACAATTTTTTTAGTCTTTTCAAATTCCTCTTTTAATTGTTCACCGTTAAGTGACAATATATCGTTTAGTTCTTTTTTGTCAGATTCATTTAATCCATCAAATTTTTTCTTCAAATTTGTATTTGCAACTTTTACCATTGATGATATTGGTAAATTTATATTTTCAGATACTACTTTATTTTTACTTTCAGAAATTAAAGTATTTTTTATTTTTCTTTTTGATTCTAAAACAGATTCTAAATTTTTAATACTATTATTATAGATAATATTATCAATCTCTTTATAATTATTTTCATTTGTTTTAGTCCACGAATCAACCCATTCCATTAAAAATTCTAAGTTTTCACTCTGTGTTTCTAATAGTACTTGTGAATATTCTATTGATTCATTAATGTAATCGTCAACAATATCATTAGATAACCCTTTATTTTCTGAAAGGTCGTCATAGATAAAATAAATTTCACTAATGTCTTTATTTTCTAAGACTAATTTTTGAAATCCATACATGAATTTTTTAAATTCAGGTTTTTTTGCTAACTCTGAGGACGCGTTTTCTATCTTTGTTTTAATATTACCAAAAGTGCTCATAAAATATTTTATTTATAAATATCACTTATCAATTAAATCTTTCAATTTTTTGTCAATTTGGTCAATGGTTATTCTACCTTTAGATAAATCAAAGTAGTCGGGACCGTTTAATAGTGTTTCTTCTAGTAATAAATCTAAATCTTTTCTAACTAACCTTTCAGTTGTAGGTGGTTCAGATCCTCCTCCCGCTGGTGGTTCAGGTGGTGGGGGTGGAGATGATGGTTCAGCACCTCCCGGTGGAGGTGGAGCACCTCCTTCAGCACCTCCTTCAGTTGGTGCCGTTTCGGTTCCTCCTGATTTTTGTACATAAAGATTGTCTAAGTTTGAGAATAACCCGGTTTTTGTAATTATTTCAGGTGTTTTCACTAACTCACCAGCAACCGCTCTTTCAATTCTTTGTTGTTGTATATCTAATCTAATTTCTTCGTCTGAGAAACCTAAGATATGTTTTTTAGCCCAAGACGCGGATGTTGGTGAAATTGTATTAGCAATTTCTGTTACCGCTTCTTTATAAATGGCAAACTTTTCTTTCCATACCTCTAAATTTAATAATTCACCTTGTTTAGATGGATTATTTAATGATAATACAAAATTTGTTAATTCATCTTCAAAACCAAGTAAAAATAAATGAATAATAGCGATTTTATTTAACTCAGCTAACATTGATTTTTGAATTCTATTTATTGTTCTTGCAAATCTAATATCAAGTAAAGATAAATTTTTACCGTCACCTACCGCTTCCTCAAAACCTAAATACGCCTTTGGTATTCTTAAAGCGGTTACTAATTTCTTTTGAATATATTCAATATCCGCAATCTCCGCCATGTTTGCGGCGCCTGCTAATGTTTCTATTGGGTTATTTGCAGTCGCATCTCTAACAGGAATAAAATAATCTTGGTCGACAGCCATTTGATTATACCTCATGTCAACATTACCCGTTTTAGGATCAACAATTTGGTCTCTTTTAAATTTACTAGCAACTCTTTGTACATAAGCATCAACATCTTTATCGTCCATATTACCAACAAAAACTTTAAAAACTCGTCTTTCAGGTGCTCTTGATAATCTGTAAATTAACATTGCATCTTCACATAAAAGTAATTGTTTCCAAATACGTCTAGCTTTTTCTAACATTGAAGTTCCATATGGTAGTTTTCTGTCATCACCTAAAATTCTAAAGTGAGCAATTTCCCAAGTGTTAAACTCCATATTTTTTTCTTTCCAAACAAATTTTAAAGCATCGTTTTCCATTTCCTGAGAGTATTTATCAGGTTGGAATCTCATACCTTTTTCTAATCTTTCAATTTGAATGTTTGGTAACTGCTGGCATCCTACAACACCTTTTTCTGGATCTAATTTTAAGTAAATAAAATTATCTCCGAACTTACATGTGTTTCTTGTCCACATAGGTAAGTTAGTGTTTATATCCAACTTATTAACAAACAAATCAATTAAAACTTGTTTGATTCTTTTTGATTCTGAAAAAACTTTTAAAATATCACCATCTTGATCTGGAGTTGTTGATTCCTCCGCATAAATGTCAAGAGCAGCTGATATTTCAGGTGTGTACTCCATAGATTCATAATCATAATATGAAGCCATTCTTGTCGGTTCATAATACACTGCTTGTTGATATAGATTACTTTCAACTTTTTGCCATTGTTTACCTATGTATAGTGTTTGCTGTGCTTCTAATTTTTCTGTTTCAAACTCCTGTTTATTTTTAGTTTTTAGAAGTTCCTTTTTGTCAAATTTAAAAACCGGTGCTTGCTGATCTAAATTAGAGTCAGGCCCAAAAACCTTACCTAATCTCTGCCAAACGGTTATCTTTTTTTCTGCCATAATTTTTTTATAAAAAAATAATACTAAATATTACAAACTAAACTCTTTTAGGTCCGAATAACCATAAATACTTTTCATAATCAGTTTTTGTTGGTTGATTATTATTATATTGAGATAAGTATGGGTCTATTGGTATTGAAGGGTTAAAGTCTATAGATGAGTTTTTATATGTTTTAACATCTGTTGTCCACGATTCAATCATTGCCTTTGCTTGTTCTGTTGCTTTTTCTAATTTAGAAAAAGAAGTTTCAGCGACATATAAAGCCATAGCCATCGCCATAATTAAATCGTCATGCTGACCTTTTTGGTGGTCGGGTTTACCGTTTATGTAAACAAAAGTATTTAATTCATTATAAAGTCTTTGAGATCTAACTCCAAAATCATGTCTCAACGCTTCTTCAAACGCGGCCACTATTTGAACCCTTTTTGAATTAAAATTAATACCAGGTATTTTATCTTGTGCTTTTGGGTCCCATTTCCATTTATCTGCCGGGTTTACTCCATCAACATAAAGATTTTTATAACCAAGTTCCTGTAGTTTTCTTGATGTAGCAACACCCATCCCACCGGTAATGTCAGTAACAATAAAGGCATTATACATTGTGGCCCATTTATACGCTATTTCAGCAACAACATCAGGTGGTACCTTTGCAATGTATTCTAAAACTTGTTCTCTTTCATCAAAATCAATTATAATAAAAGTTGTAAAGTCTTCGCTATCACCTCTTGAAACATCCATACCCATAATATATTTATGACCTTCAACCGGCTCTTTCCATTGCCATAAAACGCCGCCCATAAATTTATTTTCAGGTTCTTTTAGTTGATTGTCTTTAATTGACTTCATTGTTTCAGGTGGAATTACGTTATCACCTGAACCCAAAAAGTTACACTCAAGTTCCTGAGAAATTTTTCTCCTATCAAACTTTAACTTTTTAGCCATGGCTTCAAACCACGAACTATAAGCCCTATAACCTTTTTCTAATTTTTGTTTGATACCTTCAAAATCTCTTTCTCTAACTTTTACTTCTGAATAATCTAGTGTTATTTCATTATCTTTATAATCGGCTCGATTTAACATGTAATGTACAATATCATTACACTTAATTAATTTTAAATCTTTAGAATATCTAGGGTCTCTCCACCAATACATTTCAGTGATTCTAAAGTCATTCATTCCTTTTATTGCTTGACTGTAAATAGAATAATAAATTGGATCAAAACCGTTTGGTGTTGATATCACAATAACTTTACCTCCTGTTGAAAGGGAAGCCATACATGCTGACCAAAAATCTTCGTCAGCATCAATATAAGCAGCCTCATCGAATATTAAGATTGTTGGGGTATACCCACGTAACGCATCTTTTGAAGTTGCAACCGCTTTTACTTCACACCCATTAGTCAATTTAAAGTGTCTTTGTGAGTTTTTTTCAGCAGAAAACCCAACACCCATCCATTTTGGCCATTGATCAACAAATGCCCTGACTTTATTTGCCATCTCAACCGCAGTGTCAAGTTTGTTCGCAATTATTAGAATTTTTTCAGGTTTTTCTTTTTTTGCAAATACCAACCTTTTTGATGCCCAAGCAGATGTAACTGTTGATACTCCAGCCTGACGATATTTTAGTGCTATATTTTCATCACACTCATCGTAATCTTTTACCAATGTTACTTGATCATTAAATAATTCTAACGGTACATACTTAGATTGTGTGTTGTCGTAAGTTTGTAAATAGGTTTTAAGTGCGTAAGGAGTATCGTTTACACATTTGGCATATTCTAAAAGAGCTTGTTCTCTTGATAAAGACATTCATTATCTTTTATAATTTTTAATCGCCGAAAGTAAATCTTTTTTAGTAGTCATAGGTGGTAAGTAATCCTTTATGATACTCATTATATTTTCTTCTAATTTTTTAACGTTTTCTTTAGATTCTTTTTTTTCAGGTAAACCTTTGTCTTTAGTTGATGCGAAATCTTTAACTTGTTTTTTAGACATAGAGTCAACAACTTTCTCTACTTTTTTTCTATAACTTTTTGGGATGTCTTCTAAATCTTTTTCTCCCTTTTCAACTGAATATGCAGCACCCATCAGTCCTCTTTGTTTTTTTGAAACCGCCTTTTCTTTAATTTCTTTTTCACTAACAGATGCGGTATCTTTTGTTGGATCAAAAGTTATTTTATTTTTATCTGTGACATTTTTAGTTGCGTCAATAAATTTATTCTTGTCTTCTATATTTCCTAAATTGTAGACCTTAGTAATTTTACTTTCTTCTTCTTTTGTCTCTATTTTTTTTACTTTTTCATATAGTAGTCTTAACTGCTCTTCATTAAGACTTTCTAAAGTCTGAATTGAGAAACCTTCGTAAAGTAACCCAACTAAATTAGTATTCATATGTTTCATCTTGTACTAAATTTTTTTCCCATTTTAATACGATATCTCGTTCATATAGTTTGTTTTCCACACTTTCAGTACTTTCACCATATCTGAAAAACAATCTTTTCTTTTTATTAATTAATATTTCTTCACTGTCTGATTTTTCAAAAGCCAAAGCAATAACTCCGTCGATAGCATCATAAATGCCAAAATAATCAGAGTTTTGTATAAGCTCAAGCTCTATTTCAGAATTTTTTAATACCCCAACTTTTTTTATGTAACTTATATTTGGTGGTGAAGGTTTACCGGCTGCTGGTTCAGCATCCCATTCCTCTCCCCAAACATCATCCAAATCAGAAAATATAAATTCATATATGTTATCTCCTTTATAGTTTGGGCCTAACTCATTTACATAAACTAAATTCATAGTACTTGTCCTCTACTTGTTACTCTAATCTGTTTTCCATTTTTAATAAAAACTAAATTTTCTTTGTTTGTTTTACCAACAAATTTAGCATTTTCATTAAAAAGTTTTAAAGAAACTTTCATTTGTTCTTTTGACTCTGATAAATTTCTTATCTCATTTTTTATTTCAATCTCCTTTAATTTTGTCTTCAAGAAGTTTTTTTGTTTTTTTTCTTCTGATAATTTTTTTTCTTCAGGTTCAAACTTAAAGTACTTTGACAATATGTTTTGTACTTTTGATTCAGAAACAGGTGGTGGTGGAGGTGGCATTTCATTCATACCAGATTCTTCATTAGACCCCATATTTTCATCACCAAGATCTAAATCTTCATCAGAAATATCAAAGTCCCCCTCACCTTCGACCCCATATTCATCAAAAGATTCCAATTTATCTAAAATATCATCTCTGTCCTCATCATCCAATTTTTTCAAATCGATTGCAGATATAATAGAGTTAATTACATATTTAATATCTTCAGATTTCATTTTTTCAAAACCTCTCAATCTTTGACTTAATCTTCCTGTAAGTTTTTGTATTGTTTTTAATCCAGTAGGACCTGCAGGTTGATCTTCACCCTCATCACCTATATTTGGTTGAGGTAATTCAGGTCCGTCAGATCCCATATCACCCCCCATATCATCACTTGGTGGTGGTGTACCCATATCTCCTCCCATATCATCAGCAGGTGGAGGTGGAGTTCCCATATCTCCTCCCATATCATCAGCAGGTGGAGGTGGAGTTCCCATATCTCCTCCCATATCGGCACCCATATCATCAGCAGGTGGAGGTGGAGTTCCCATATCACCAGCTGGTGGAGGAGGTGTACCCATATCGCCGGCAGGTGGAGGTGGAGTTCCCATATCACCAGCAGGTGGTGTTGGTGCTGCAGGTGGTGGAGTTGCAGTATCTGCGGGTGGAGGAGTAGGTTCTGCGTTCTTTTTTTGTTTTAGAACGAATCTTTTTTCATTTATGAATTTTTTTTTTACGTCCTCACCAATTAATGGTATTTCGTCTTGGTGTCCTGTTACTCTATTTATTTCAGTTGCCATGATATTTAATCTTTTCATAGCCTCAGAGTATGAACGGTAATACTTTCTATGTCTAATAGTGTCATTATATTCTAAGGTAGATTCATTTAATCCACTTTTAATAATGTAACCTAATTTTTCTTTTACAATACCATAAACGTTACCATCAGACAAACGAATAGTATAATTTGTTGTTTCTAAAATGTTAGTACTTGTCTTTGGTGCTTCATTATATTTTGCGATTTCCAAGATACGTTTAATTTTGTCCATACCTTGTAATTTTTCACTTCCTAAAGGTCTTAAATCTGCCATGTTGTTTTTTTATTTTTTTTTATTGATATAAAAATTAAGGCCGAAGCCTAAATATAAATATATCGTATTTTAGTAATTTTAATTTTATTCTCTATTTTCTTGCTCTAGAGATAATTTTTTATCTACAAATTTGTTTTTAAAGTTTTCTAACTTAGAAATATAACCATTTCTACGTAAAAATTTGAAGACTAGGTTTTCATATGAAAACTCACCTTCTTTTCTCAAACCACATGTTCTATACTTTCTTAATTTTTCTCTATATTTTTTGACCAATTTTACCGCATCTTCAATATCTTCATCTTCAGCGTTCTCAAGAACACCATCAATAATTTTCATCCATTGTTCAGTCTTTTCTTTTATTTTTTTCTCATCTAACTTAAAGTTTTCTTTTTCAGGTTTTCTTAACCATTCATCATTCAGTAAAGAATAAATTCCTTCTATACTATTTTTTTCATTACTGTCTTGAACAAACAATTCTGTTTCGTAACCCTTTATAAAAATTTCGTGAGCGGCGTTAAAGACAGTTTTTTTTAACCTGAAAAGTTCTTCAGTCATTTCCTTATTTTCAGATTCATTTAGGTCGATTAAAACATGTATGTCAAAATCAGAAAATTCACTCCAATTGTAACCAACTAATGAACCAACAAAAATTATATCTTGTACAAATAAATCAGTATCCAAGTAATCAATAAATAACTTAGCAACCTTTAATAATCTATCTCTAATTTCTGATTTAAGTTTTACTTTTTTTGGGTCATTGGCATTATCCCATAGATCTGGGTTAAATGTGTCTTGTAGATAAAAACTATTAATTATTTTTTCGGTACTTGCCATGTTTATAAATATGGCTTCGATATTAATTATCTAATTTTTTATATTTGTATTTTTTAGAAATTGAAGTATTAAAAAATTTACCTTGTGACTCTGATAATCTAAATTGTGCGTAAATGTTATGGGGTACGTCCTCGTATTCATATCTTTGACCATTTTTGAATTCAACAATTAGTTTACTTTCACTTGTATCATATTCAGTTAATTTCAAATTACTTGATTCGATTTCACAAGTAATTTTTGTCCCTTCTATTGATGTTTTTGTTATTGCCATAGGTTAATAATAATCATATCAAAAAATAAATCTATAGAAATCATATTAAAAATTTATTCAACGATCAATGTCATAAGAATTATTGATTATACTAAAGACTTTGATTAAAATTAAATAAAAAATAAATTCAAATTTTAATAAGATGATTGAGTCGTTCGATGATATGGAGAAATCCAAAAATAAAAATACGGAAAATAAAACAAAAACACCTGTATTAGATAATTTTTCAAGAGATTTAATAAAATTAGCAGAAGAAGGTAAATTAGATCCTGTTGTAGGTAGAGAAGATGAGATAAATAGAATCGCACAAATTCTATCAAGAAGAAAGAAAAATAATCCAATAATATTGGGTGAGCCTGGTTGTGGTAAAACCGCAATAGTTGAAGGTTTGGCTAAGAAAATATTTGAGGGAGATTGTCCTCAAAACCTTTCAGGTAAAAGAATCGTTTCATTAGATATGACATCAATTGTTGCCGGAACAAAGTATAGAGGTCAGTTCGAAGAAAGAATGAAAGTTATTATAGAAGAGCTTTACGCAAATCCTGACATTATAATTTTTATAGATGAGATTCACACTATGATTGGTGCAGGAAATGCTTCAGGTTCTATGGATGCGTCCAACATTTTCAAACCTGCACTATCTCGTGGAGAATTACAATGTATTGGAGCAACTACTTTAGAAGAATATAGAAAAAATATTGAGAAGGACGGTGCACTAGAGAGAAGATTTCAAAAGGTTATGGTTGATCCGTCAACAAAGGAAGAAACTCTTCAAATATTAATGAATGTAAAAGAAAGATATGAGGATCATCACAAAGTTTCATACACTGAAGAAATTCTAAAACTTTGTGTTGAACTAGCTGATAGATATATTACTGATAGAGAGTTTCCTGATAAAGCGTTTGATATTATTGATGAGGTTGGTGCTCGTTCACAAGTAGAAATTAAACTACCTGAGGTAATCGAGGACTTAAAAAGACAAGCACAAGAAATTAAAGAAGAAAAAGTTAAAGTAATAAATAGTCAAAGATATGAGGAGGCAGCAAATCTTAGAGATAAAGAAAGAAAAGTCTTATCAGATTTAGAAAAAGAAAAGGCGGAGTTTGAAAAAAATAAAAATTTATTTAAGAGAGAAGTTACTGAAGATATTGTTTATGACGTGGCGTCTTTAATGACAAAAATACCAATTTCTAAAATAACAACAGATGAAACTGAACAACTAAAAACACTTAAAGAAACCCTATGTTCCAAAGTAATTGGTCAAGATGATGCGGTTGCTAAAATTTCAAGAGCAATACAAAGAAACAAAGTAGGTTTGAACGATCCAAAAAAACCTATTTTTAGTGGTTTATTAATTGGTAACTCAGGTGTTGGTAAAACGGAGTTGGCTAAACAACTAGCTAAGCACATGTTTAATACTGAAGACGCTCTAATCAGACTTGATATGAGTGAATTTTCAGATAAAATCGCAACATCTAAATTAACAGGAACCTCACCAGGTTATGTAGGTTATGAAGATGGTTCACCATTCTTAAATAAAATTAAAAACAAACCATATTCTGTTATTTTATTAGATGAAATTGAAAAAGCACACCCTGAAATTTTCAATGTATTTTTACAAATGTTAGATGAAGGTTTTTTAACTGATGGTCACGGAAGAAAAATAAATTTCAAAAATTGTATTATTCTAATGACCTCAAATGTTGGAACAAGGGTAGTACAACAATATGGAACCGGTGTTGGGTTTTCAACAAACTCAAAACAAGAACAAAAAGATGAAGAAATAAAGTCAGTTTTAGAAAAAGAATTATTCAAAAAATTTGCACCTGAATTTATAAACAGGTTTGACGAAATAATATATTTCAAAGATCTAAATGACTCCGATTTATTACAAATTGTAGATTTAGAATTACAAAAAGTTTATAAAAGAATAGAAAGCATTGAGTTCGAATTGGAGGTTGAGGAGTCATTAAAAAAACAAATTATAAGTGTTGGTGCGGATACTAGGTTTGGTGCACGTATATTAAAAAGAACTATTCAGAAATGGGTTGACGACGCGGTTACAGACAAAATCATAACAGATAATCCTGAAAAAGGTTCTAAATTTATACTCTCATACAATGACAAAGATAAAAAAACAGAGGTAAAAATAAAAAAACCAACAAAAAGAAAAACAAAAGTTGGTTAGTAACTTAAAATTTATTATCTTTGTAAATAAAATATGAATATAACTAAATTAAAAGAATTACTGTCAGTCCCTTCTAAAACATATCAAGAAGAAGATATGGTGGAATATCTTTGTAATGAACTCGACACAATTCCAGGCGTCTCCTACTACCGAGATGATATGATGAATATATACGCAACTAAAGGCGAATTAAACAAAGGTGAATTTTACCCAATGTTTATTGCCCACACGGACACCGTTCATCAAAAGGTAGATAAAATCATCGTAAAAGAAGAAAACCTCATCAGACCAAATACTTTTGGTAAATCATTTAATAATGATGAGGTTCCGTGTTTAAAGGCATACACCGAAGATGGTTCACCAACAGGTATTGGTGGTGATGATAAATGTGGTATTTTTATCTGTTTAGAATTACTTAAAACATTAGATAAAGTAAAAATTGGTTTATTTGTTTCAGAAGAAACTGGCTGTCACGGATCTTCTAAATGTGATGAAAACTTCTTACAAGATGTTGGATATATTACGCAATACGATGCTCCTGGTAATCACCTAATTACCGAGATTTGCTCGGGAGTTCGTTTATTTGAACGTGATAGTGAATTTTTTATTAAATCAATTGATGCGATTGAAAGTGCGTTTGGAAATGAAATGTTTGTTCAATCACACCCATATACTGATATATCACAATTAAAAAAGAAAATTGATGTTTGTTGTATTAATATGTCTTGCGGTTATTATAACATGCATTCAAACCAAGAATTTGTATCAATAGAAGATGTTGAAAATGCAATTACCGCAGGATTAAATATGGTTAAAGAGTTGGGATTGAAAAAATATAAATATGAATATAAACCAATCGTATACACCCAACAAACGGTAATGAACTCTTTAGTTAATTTTATGGATGAAGAAGAGGATTACCCTGTTCATCAGTTAGAAAGTATTGATGTAATTGAAGAAAAAGATGGTATTACAATATCAGATATTTTTGATGGTAATAATCTTTTTATAAATGATGATGATTTGGTGTATTTGTATGAGATATTAAAGGAACGTCTTATTTCTAAGTATTAAAAATTTTTCAATATGTTCCAACATGTTAAATAACTTCTCGTTATAAATTATACTAATTAAACTATCAATATCAGTTTTTCCTACTTTAGTATTCCACTTATAAGGTTCTTTAATTTTATATCTAATTAAACTAGTACTTGGTTCAATATCATCAATTAATATTTCATATTTTTTGTCTTTTGTTTT